CGGCGCGAAACGACGCAAGGAATCGCTAGCGACTGTTTTTTTGTGTAGGTGAACGAAACAAAACCAGGAACGAAAACGATGGAAGCCAAAAAGAAAACGCAAAATCTCAGTGTTGAATATCGATCGATATCGTCGCTGATTCCCTATCTGCGAAATGCTCGCACGCATTCGCCAGAACAAATTCAACAAATCATCGCTGCAATTAAAGAATTCGGCTGGACGAATCCGGTGCTAATTGGCGAGGACGGCGGCATTCTGGCGGGACATGGCCGCATCGAAGCCGCGCTGCAAATGGGGCTGGCCGAGGCGCCGTGCATTCAATTGTCCCATCTTACCGCCGCCCAGCGCCGGGCCTACATCATCGCCGACAATCAGCTGGCGTTGCGCGCCGGCTGGGATGAGGAATTGCTTAAGTTGGAGTTGTCCGAACTGGACGCGATGGGCTTCGACTTGCCGCTGATTGGTTTCTCGGATAAGGAGCTTGAGGATTTCTTGCACGTACCATTGCCGCTTGATGGGATGCCGGAACTACCCAGCGCGGGGCGATCGCCATTTCAACAAATGACTTTTACGTTGCACGATAGCCAAGCCGAGCGGGTGGTCGCGGCGATGGCGATCGCGGCCGCGATGGGGCCTTACGGCGATTCGCCGAATGAGAACAGCAACGGGAATGCGCTCGGGCGTATCTGTGAAAAGTTCCTGGCTAGTCATGGTAACCGCTAAGTCGCTTTTTGTTGCGCCGATAAGTTCGGCGGACGCCAACGTCTTGGTGCGGCGCGTGCATTACAGCGGGAAGGTCGTAAACAATAGCCAGCTGCATTTGGGCGTTTTTCTTGACGGCCGCCTTGAGGGGGTTATGCAATTCGGCCCTTCCCTGGATAAGCGCAAGCTGCAAGGCTTGGTGTCCGCGACAGCCTGGAATGGTTTTATAGAATTAAATCGGATGGCGTTTAGCGAGCGCTTGCCGCGCAATAGTGAGAGCCGCGCGATCGGCGTGGCGATGCGGCTTATACGTAAGCATTATCCGCACATTGAATGGGTCATCTCATTTTCCGATGCTACCCAATGCGGTGACGGCGCCATCTATCGGGCGTCAGGATTCGTGCTAACCGCGATAAGGCGGAATAACGCGGTTTGGGCCGCTCCGGACAAGACTACTTTTTCCAGGGTGTCATTGACCGATAACCATAGCCCGGGCGAAAAACAGAGAGCGCTGACCGTAAGCAAGACGACCCTTACCAAAGGGCCGCGTATTGTTCATGAGCTATCGACGCGCACCGGCAATCTAAGCAACGCCACCGCTGGTTTGAACAACGGGGGCGCGTCAATGAAGGCTTATAAGGCAATGGGCTTTCGACCGCTCGAAGGGTTCCAACTGCGCTATGTGTATTTTATAAATGCGGCCGCGCGCGAACGGTTAACCGCGCCGGTGCTTCCGTTCTCTATAATTGATGAGTTTGGCGCGCGCATGTACCGTGGCAAACGCCCGAAAGACACATCGCGTCCGAAGCGGGCAGAGGCCGACGTCCAGTCGGAACAGCGGGGGTTCGACACCCACCCGGACGCTCCAATATGCGACAAGGCGACGTCATGAACAACTTCGCCCTAGCTCGTCTCAGCTTTATTCATAGTCGCGCCGCATGGCGCTTATTCCAGCGTTCTGCAGAAATGGCCAGGGCCTAAACATCATGGGCGCTCGCGTCACACTTTCCGAATTGGCTCGGCGTTTGGGGCAGCAAAAAAGCTATATCCACAAACTAAAAACGCGAGGTGTTCTGCCGTTCGACGAGTTGGGATTAATTGATGAAGATGTCGCTCGGCAATCGATCGAGCAGAATAAAGACCCGGGCAAGGAATATATGGCCGAGGTGAATCAGCGGCAGCGCGAAGGAAGCGGCAACAGCGAAAGCGCGCCGCCGGCGGATGATGCCGATAAGATGCGGGCCCCGAGCAATAACCTCAGCTATATGCGCGCAAAGACCATGCGTGAGGCCTTCAACGCGAAGATTGCTGAGCTCGAATACAAGGAGCGCAAGGGCGAGCTGCGGGATGCGCAAACGGTGCGCAAGTCAATCACCGATGCGGCGGTGATCATACGCTCGGCGATCGAAAGAATTCCGGACAAATTGGCGAGCCGGGTAGCGGCGGAAAGTGATGTCGATCGCTGCCATCAATTGTTAACGGAAGAATGCGATCAATTGCTATCTGAGTTAACCGCGCTTTGCGATCGCATGGCCGAAGGGAGCGCGTAGTGGGCGCAACCGATCCTCGGTTATGGGATGCGGAGCTTGATGGCGCGGCGCTTGTTTGGGCGGCGTTCGCCGATGGATTTCGCCCGGCGCCGCGCGTTACCGTTTCGGAATGGGCGGATCTATATAGGCGCTTGCCATCGAAGGGAGCGGCGGAGCCGGGGCAATGGCGAACCTCGCGGGTGCCCCAGCTTCGCGAGATTATGGATGTGTTGTCGCCCATGCATCCGGCGCGCCGCATCGCCTTCATGAAGTCCGTTCAATGCGGGGGCACTGAAGCCGGGAACAATTGGGTCGGCTCAGTCCTGGATACGCAAAAAGCGCCCATGCTAGTTGTTCTGCCGACGATTGAAGTGGCGGAAAGATGGAGTAAACAACGGCTGGCGTCGATGATCGAAGACACGCCAAGATTGAAAGCGAGAGTGCGGCCGTCGCGAGAAAGGGATAGTGGCAATACCACGCTCCTAAAGGAGTTCCCGGGCGGCGTCCTGATCATCGCGGGGGCCAATAGTAGCGCAAGCCTTAGCTCGATGCCGATCCGATACTTGATGCTAGACGAGGTGGACAGATATCCCGTCGAAATCGAGAACGAGGGGGACCCGGTTCAGCTTGCCGAGGGGCGCACTACTACTTTCGCACGGCACAAGATATTTCTAATAAGCACGCCAACGACCGAGAGCCTTTCGCGCATTAACCGCGAATACGAGGCCTCCGATCAACGGCGCTATTACGTGCCGTGCCCGCATTGCAATCACTATCAATATTTGGTTTGGGACAATATGACCTGGGTGGCGGGTCGGCCGGATGGCGCACGCTACATTTGCATCGACTGCGGCGTGCTTATTGACGAACATCATAAGACCGTCATGCTCGCTCGGGGCGAATGGAGGGCGACATTTCCGGGGCGGTTGGTGGTCGGCTTTCATATCAATGCAATCTATACACCGCTCGGTCTCGGTAAGTCGTGGGCTGAGCTTGCGAAGGAATTCGAAGACGCGGGCAGCGACGCAATAAAGCATAAGACGTTTAAAAATCTAAGGCTCGGCGAAGTCAGCAAAGATCCAAACGAAAAGCTAGATTCTCAGGAATTGAACGAACGCGCGGAGGCGCGCGCAGTGCGAACGATTCCGCGCGGGTGCTTATTGCTTACCGCCGGAATCGATGTGCAAAAAGACCGCTGGGCGGTCATTGTTCTGGGATGGGGGCGCGGCTCTCAGTGCTGGGTAATTGATTGGTTCGAGTTGCCCGGCGATCCTACGAATCCGGCCGATTGGCTGATGCTCGAAAAGCGCGTGCTTGAACCCATGGGGAACAGCTGCGGCGTGCCGATGCGTGTAGAGCGGGTCGCCGTGGATTCGGGATACTTACAGGATGACGTGCTGCACTTTACGCGCAATCGCCAAGCGCGCGGATGGTTCGCGGTGAAGGGCTCGAAGGACATCGGCAAGCCGATTATTACGCGCGCCTCGCGAGTGGATTTTACATGGCGGGGGCGCACGATCAAGGCGGGCGCGGAGCAATGGCAGGTCGGCGGGTATGCGGCTAAGGAGTGGATTTTCGCTCGACTGGTAGCGGATCGCGAACGATTGCCTGAGGATCGGCTTGTGCGCTTTCCGGGCGAGCTTGGCGAGGTGTTTTATGAACAGCTTACCGCCGAAGTATTCGACGAAGTGCGCCGGCGATTCGTTAAAATTCGCACCCGGAATGAGGCGCTGGATACGTTTGTGTATGGCGTCGCGGCCGCTTGGCATCCACTGCTGCGCATGCATACATGGCAAGAGCCGCGCTGGGCCCAACGCGAGGCCATCATGGAGCCGGCGACAAGAGATCTCTTTGCGGTAACCGCGCCGGCGCCAGTGGCGCGTCCCGTTACGCCTGGCGCTCCGCTATCCCTGGATGAAATGATCCGGCGGGCAAAGCAGAAGGAACAAGCGTGATTTGCCCTTTATGCATTTTTGCGCCACATCAATGAATGGAGTCAGGGCCAAATGTCGGAAGATTTTGTGCAACGATTGTTGAACGTGATCGGACAAACGCCGCGCGATGGATGGGAAACCCGGGTGCGGGAGGAATTCGGCGGAACGACGCATTACTTCCCGCGCCGCTCGCCTCAGCCTACTGAGCAGGTGCGCGAATTGATGCGGGCCGGCATTGCCGAGCGCACGGCCCGTTTGAAAGTGCGCGGGCGCTAGGCGGCTGACTCATTAGGCATGACTTCGGATAAGCCGACCACATAAGCTGAGTATGGTTCGACGCCGTCGGCGGCGCATAGGCGCGCGAGTTCTGTTTTAGCTTCGCCCCGGCTATGGAACCAATAAGACATTTGACAGACGTATTTTCCACTTTCGAGATGGTCAATACTGATTTGCTGCGGGGCGTGTTGTACGGCCGCGTAGGTTTTCATAATGGCCTCCTTGTATTGCGCTAAGAATTGCTCGACCTGATAACCCTTCAGAGGGATAGGTAGCGGGCGCTAGTGGTGGTTGGCAACTTGTGACGTATTGGTTCCTCGCTTCGCCCGTCGCCCTATCTTCAAACAGAAGAGTTCCCAAAAAGCGGGATGCATCGCCCGATCGCCCGCTTCATATTGCCGCCACACTCTATCGGTCGTGTGAATGAGCGCGGCGGCCGCCCGGCCGGTAAGTTCTGCCGCTTCGCGCGTCTGGCGAATCATCGCGGGCGTCGGCGATTCAATTACCGGCGTGGCGTTTTTCATTGCGCATCCCGTAATTCTAAACGGCGCTCCACACGGCTTAGGCGCGCGTTCAAGTCATCCAGGCCGGCGCTATGTCTGACCACATCGCCGTATACCGCATGGCCATGACTTTCGATACTGGCTAGGCGCTGGATGATGTTGTCTTGCCCACGTCTCAACTCGGCTACTTCCGAGCGTAGCGCCTTTAGATGTTCGAGCATTAAATTTTCGATGTTTTCGGTCATTTTGGTTTCCCTTGTTGGCTTCATCAATGGAAGAAGTATAGGCGCATTGCGCCTATACTACAAGTGTTTTTTCGAGAAAAACTCAATGACTTTAACTTATCCAACCTGCCGTTTTTGAGTAGAAACGGCAAACCGCCTGGGCGCAATATCGCCGCCTATGCAAGGCATATCTTCATTCTTACGCGCCGGCGACACTTGGGCTTGGCGCGACTCCTATCCCGACTTTAAAGCCAGTGATGGCTGGGTTTTGACGTACAGCCTAGTCAATGCAAGCCTAAAGATTGACCTACCTGGGGGCGGCATTACCGCCGATGGCGTCGATTTCGCGGTGACTGTCGCCGCGATAACGACCGCTGGATATGCGCCGGGCGACTATACGCAGGTGGCGAAAGTCACTAAAAGCGGCGCGGTCCATACGGTAGGCAGCAGCGATCTTAAAATCCTACCGAATCTCTCGGCCGTAACTGATACGCGCAGTCATGCGCGAAAAGTGCTTGAGGCGATTGAAGCAGTCCTTGAGCGCCGCGCGACGCTTGATCAAGAAAGTTACACCATCGGCATTCGATCATTAGCGCGCACGCCGATTCCTGAGCTGATTAAATTGCGCGATCGCTACCGGCAGGAAGTTAATGCGGAGAAAGCCGCCGAGGCGATCGGTAAAGGTTTGGCGCCATCGGGCCGCATTCAGGTGCGATTCTAATGCGCTGGCGCGAACGTCTTGCCGCATTCTTTCGCCGCAAGCCGGCGGGCAGGTTGGATGTTCCTCAAGCGATTCAGCGCGCGCTGGCGATGGCCGAAACACCGGCCCATGTCAGCAGCTGGTCGCGGCATACGCGCACCATCAATCATGATTTGCAAAGCGGCCTATCCGTCGCTATCTCCCGATCGCGCGGCTTGGCGCGTAATAACGATTACGCCAAGCGATTCTTAACGCTCCTTAAAACCAACGTTCTCGGGCCGGCCGGTTTGCGCCTGCAAATGCGTTTGAAAAAGCGCAGTGGAGAGCCGAACGACGAACCCAACGATGCGCTGGAAAACGCGTGGCTAGCGTGGGGCAAGCGCGGCGTTTGCGAGGTCACTGGTCAATTGACTTGGAAGGATTGCGAACGCCTATTGCTTGAAGCACTGGCTCGCGACGGCGGGTTTCTGGTGCGCAAGTTGAATCGACGCGGACCGAAAAATTTCCAGATTCAAATAATCGATTACGAACTTTTGGACGCCGGTTTATATCGCGATCTCGCGACCGGTAACCGCGTCCGCATGGGCGTCGAAATTGATATTGACGGCGCACCGCAAGCCTATTGGCTGAAGAACAACGGCAAACCGGACCTTGATTTGCGCTCGTGCGGCTTTACGGTAGGCGATTATTTGCGCGTGCCAGCGGAAGAAATGATTCATCGATTCGTCGCTGAAGAGGCGAACCAGCTGCGCGGCTATCCGTGGCTTGCGGTCGGCGGCCGGCGCTTGTGGTTGGTGAACGATTACGAAGAAGCGGCCGCGGTCGCGTCGAGCAATGCGGCGAAGCGCCTGGGCTTTTTCGTAAGCCCCACGGGCGATGCGCCGCCCGGCCTCGGCGAGCAGATTGTCAGCAACGTCCTCGAACAAGCGCGGGCCGCCGGCAAGGTGTTGTCGGCGCAAGAGGTCCAGCTATTGATGCAGTCGGCGGATAAATACTCGACCACGGTTCCCGGTCAATATGACACCTTGCCTACCGGGTACGACTTCCGCCAATACGAAAGCGATTATCCGCACACGAACTATGCGGATTACGTCAAAAGCTGCTTGCGCGGCGTCGCATCGGGTCTCGGAATTTCGTATGTCAGCCTGGGCAATGATCTGGAAAGTGTTAATTACAGCAGCGCGCGCGTGGGAATTCTGGATGAGCGCGAAGTGTACAAAACCTTGCAAGGCTGGTTTGTTGAGTCGCTGCATGTCGATGTATTCGATGCCTGGCTAAAGATGAGCCTGGTCGCCGATGCAAGCCTCGTAAAGCTCGATCCGTCGCGCTTCGAAATGTATCGCGACGCCGCAAGCTGGCAACCGCGCGGATGGGCGGGCATCGACCCGAACAAAGAAGCGACCGCCAATCAAACCAATCTGCAACTGAAATTGACTAGCCGCCGGCGGATTATTTTAGAGCGCGGCGACGATCCGGACGAAATATTCGCCGAGTGCGCCGCCGAGGAAGCCGCGTTGGGCCCGGTGCCGCAAGAAGGCGCGCCAGCGGCTCCCGGCAATGACAAGCCCGATGAAACATCACCCGATGAAGAGAAGCCCGCCAGTCCTAAGCGTTCACTGGCGCCGGTACGAAATTTAGGAGCTTAGCGCTATGGACATCCGCGACTTACCGCAAATGATCACCCGAGATTTCACGCTGCCGCGCGAGGCCATTAATAGCGCCGAGCGCACCGTCGAAATAGCGTTCTCCAGCGAAACGCCAGTGATGCGCTGGTGGGGCGAGGAGATCTTAGACCACGGCGCTAAAGCGGTAAGGCTAGGCCGCTTGAACAATGCCGGCGCAATGCTGCTGGATCATGACCGCACTACGCAAATTGGCGTCGTAACGCGCGCCTGGGTTGATGAGGATCGCAAAGCCCGTGCGCAAGTGAAGCTGTCGCGCAGCGCGCGCGGCGAGGAGATCTGGCAAGACGTGCAGGATGGCATTCGCCAGCTGGTCTCGGTGGGGTACCAAATTCACGATATGAAGCTGGAAAGCTCAGGCGATGCGGGCGACGTGTATCGCATCTTTGATTGGGAGCCGTTGGAGCTTTCCTTCGTTTCAATTCCCGCTGACGTCGAAGTGGGCGTTGGTCGCAGTAGTGAAATGCCGGCGCGCCCGGTTGTCAATAAACCCAAGACGGAGAAAATTATGGAACCCAGCACGGCAACCGCCGAGCGTCCGGACACTCGCGCGCTCGAATCGAGCGCGCAACAAAACGAACGCGACCGGCAGCAACAAATTCGCGCCCTCGCGACATTGCATCACCAGCGCGAATTCGGCGTCGAGGCCTGCGATAGCGGGCTATCGCTGGATGCATTCCGCCAATCGTTGTTAGAACGGATTGCGCGGACCGCATCCATTCCGACGCCTTCATCGCAAATCGGCATGTCGCCGAAAGAGACGCAACGCTATTCAATTTTCAAGCTGCTGCGCGCGCTATCGCAACCCAATGACCACGCCGCGCGGGAAGCCGCCGCCTTCGAATTCGATGCGCATCGCGCCGTCGAGGCGCGCTTAGGGGTCAGCCGCAACGGCGGCGTCTACGTCCCCTATGAAGTGCAAAAGCGCGACCTATCGGTAGGCACTGCCGCCGATGGCGGCTATTTGGTCGGCACCGATAATCTAGGCGGATCGTTCATTGACCTCCTGCGCAACCGCTCGCTAGTCGTCAAGCTAGGCGCGGTCACGCTGGACGGGCTGATCGGCAATGTCACCATTCCAAAACAAACCGCCGGCGGCACCGCCTACTGGCTAGCGACCGAAACCACGGCGATTACCGAGAGCCAATTAACTCTCGGGCAATTGGCGCTGTCGCCAAAAACCGTCGGCGCAATGACGGAGATTACCCGTCAGCTGATGTTGCAATCCTCGCCATCGGCGGAACAGTTGGTCATGAACGATCTGGCCGCAGTGCTGGCGCTCGCTATCGACGTTGCCGCGCTGGCCGGGCCCGGCTCAGGCGGCGCGCCGACCGGCATCATCGGCACCAGCGGCGTCGGCGCGGTCACTGGAACCAGCTTGGCGCTAGCCGGCATTATCGAATTCCAAACCGATGTCGAGGCCGGCAATGCGCTCGCCGAGAATATGGCGTATGTCACCACGCCGACGGTCGCCGGGCTGCTCATGCAGCGGCAGCGTTTTTCCAGCACCGATACGCCGCTATGGGTAGGCGGGGTGCGCGACGGTTTGATGATGGGCTACAAGGCGGCATCGACCAATCAAATGCCCGCCGGGAAAATGATTTTCGGCGACTTTAGCCAGGTGGTGATCGCCTCCTGGGGCGTGCTTGAACTCAAGGCGACCGAATCGCACGCCAGCAATTTCGCCGCCGGCATTACCACTATTCGCGCCATGGCCTCGGTCGATATCGGCATTCGCCGCGCCACGGCATTCAGCGCTTCGGCGAGCATCACCTAAGCGACTTTATGAAGCTGACCTTTGATGGAACAGTAACGATCGTCAACGAATCGAAGCTGGACCACATCATTTCGTTGTTGAATATCATCCGTAGAAAGGAAACAGAAATAATGTCTAAACTGGACGAACGTCTTACTGAGATTATCACGGCGACAGAATCGCAAAAGACCGTGCTTGATTCGCTCGTAATATTCGTGGCCGGCCTGCAAGAGCAGATCGCGTCCGGGGTTACCGGGCTCTCAGCCGAACAGGAAGCGCAGCTCGAAGCAGTCTTCACCGCAATTAACGCCAATACAAAGGAAGCCGCCGACGCGATGATTGCCAATACGCCGAGCGCGTAATTGATCACGCCGGGAAAATCGAAGAGGAGAAGCTGCTATGAAAATTAAAGTCCTGCGCGCCTTTGTCTACGGACTGGGCGAACCTGTACAGCCTGGCGCAATCATCGACGTATCGGATGCATTCGGCAAAGAAATGATCGGCTGCAATAAGGCCGAGTCCGCCGACCTTAAAGCGTCGCCTAGCGGACCGCTAGGCACCACCAATGCCGGCGCAGTAGTGTCCGGGCGTCAGGACACGAAAAAATGAGCCAATTCATTTTTGCAAGCGGCTGCGTGGTGCGCGCCCTCGCGCCAGCGGCGGCGAATGTCGCCACGCTGACCGGCGAGGCGGTCGATATACGCGACCTGGAAGGGCCTGCGTTGGTAATGCAGACATCCGGGGCGGGTACCGGCACGACTCCCACATTGGACGGCAAGTTGCAACACTCGGCCGATGGATCAACCGACTGGGCGGACATTGCCGGCGCAACGTTCGCGCAAGTGCTGGAAGAGGCGTCGCTACAGAAATTCGCCTTGAATCCGAACGGCACGCGCGGCTATATACGGTACGTCGGCACGATCGCCGGCGATACGCCGAGCTTTGCGCTTGGCGTGCTGATTGCCGGAATGAAACGATACGGCTGATGGCGTTTACTGAGCGGCTGCAAGATTTTTTCGCGGTATCGGATTTCGCCGTGGCCGCCACATGGACGCCATCAAGCGGCGGGCCGCAGAAGAGCGCCGACGTGTTACTCGATTCGCCCGATGAAACCATGCTAGATCATATGGTGATGAGCACTGAGTATGTCGCCACCATGATAGCGCTCGATTTTTTGGGCTTGAAGGGCGGCGAAACGATCGCGGTCGCGGGCGTGAATTACAAAGTGCGTGAGGTGCTGCTGTTGGATGACGGCGGATTGAAACACGCTACGTTGAGCAAACTGTAATGGCTTCACGTCGCGAAGCCATCATTTTAGCAGTGCGCGCCAAACTCAATCAGCTGGCGACGGTGCCCGCATCGCGCGTTTATCGCAGTCGGGAAACCGCAATAACGCGGGCGGAATCGCCGGCCGTGGTGTTACGCAAGGATAGCGACCCGGCGCCGGAAAATAGAAACGTTGACGAGCGCCGCTTGCATTTCGTTATCGAGATATACACGCGCGGCGAGAACGCCGAAGCGGACGCCGACCCGATTGAAGTGGAGATTCACGATGCGTTGATGGTCGATCGCACGCTAGGGGATAAGTGCATTCTGTTGGAAGCGGGCGATACGATTTTCGTGGACGCGAACGCGGACCTGCCGGCGCATCGTACTGAAATGCATTTTAGCGCCTTGTACCGGGTAAAGCCGGAAGGCCTCAGCAATCCGGCTTGATGACAGGAGATTGACAATGGCACAGAAATATTTTTTCGGTAAAGGGAAGGTGTTCCTTGCGCAGAAAGACCCGGTGACCGGATTCGCGCTGGCGCTAACTTGGTTAGGCAACGTCGCCTCACTGCCGCTAACGCTGGAGACGGAAAGCCTTACACATAACGAAAGTTACTCGGGACAAAATCTAGAGGACGTGCGCATTGATACGGCGAAAAGGGCGTCCTTCTCCGCAAGAGTAGAAAATTTCGACATCGACTCTTTGGCGTTTGGCCTCTACGGCAACAAGGTTACCGTGGCCGGTACGTCCGTCGTCGATGAAGATTTGCCGGATGATCTGGTGGTCGGCGATGAGGTGGTCACGCGTCATCCCAAGGTAACCTCCGTGGTGGTTAAAGACAGCGCGGGAACGCCGGCGACGCTAACCCTTGACACGCATTACAGCATCGAAGACGCCACTACGGGCCGCATCAAAATCCTGAACCTTGCCGCCTATACGCAGCCGTTCACCGTGAGTTACACCTATGGCGCGCGCAAAGATGTGGGAATGTTTATCAATGCCGCGCCGATCCGCTGGTTACGATATGAGGGCATTAATCTCGCAACGAATACCAAAGTGCTGGTCGAGTTGTACAAAGTGAAAATCGATCCTATGTCCGAATTGCCGCTCATTAGCGACGGCAACAGCGTGGGCGGATATGACATGAAAGGCTCCGCGTTGCTCGAGGACTTGATTGCTTCGACTGACGCCCTCGGTCGATTCGGGCGAATCAGTGATTTGGCATGAGCGGGCGCGATCATTTATCGGTGGTAGTGTTGGCCGGGCATGCCTTCGCGCCGCTGTTGGTTTCGACAATCGAGCATGACTTCTGGTTGATGGCGCGCATTCGAGCGGCGCGCCTGGATGCGTTGACAAAGGCCGAGGATGAATCGGCGGAGGAGTTTGTCTCTCGCATCCTGCACGAGGTCATCGATTCGGGTCGCGCGTTTGAATTGCTGGGCGGCATGTTAATTCCGGAGAACGTGCCGGCGGAACAATGGACGCCTGAGCTTGCGGCGGAAACCGCCGCCTTTATTCGCACGTTGACCGACCCGGCCGATAAGGCGAGATTGCAATCGCAATTGATCTCACTGCTCATCGGTTTTTTCGAAAACGGGCTGACCTCCTTGACGACTTCCCCGAAATCTTCGGGGGCAATGGAGAGCCGGCCCGCGATCGCGGCGAGTTAGCGCTGGGCATGTGGTCGCCGCTGGTGCGCGAGCTTGCCGGCGGCGATTACGATAAAACAAAAGTCGTCAGCCGGTGGCCGATTCGGGAAGCGCTGATGGCCTATCTGCACCAATTGAAACGCGATGCAATGGAGAGCTACCGCATGGAGTTTCTCGCCTGGGCCAGCATGGCGCCGCATTCGGCAAACAAAGTGGAGCCGCCTCCACTGCCGGAAATTCTAAAGCGTTGACATGGCCAACGAAGCAAAAATCAAATTATCCGCCGAGGGCGTCCAGCAGGTAGTTAACGCCTTTCGTAAGGTCGAACAGGAAGCGAATCGCACAGGTAAGGAAAGCGCGAAGAGCTTCTCCCATATCGGCAGTTCCCTAAACGGTATCAAGAATCTAATCGGCGCAATTGGGCTGGGGGCTTTGGTCCTGAAGTTCAAGGAGAGCGCCAAGGCGGCGATTGAGGCCGCCGATGGCGTCGGCGATTTGGCGAAAGCCACCAGCGCATCGGCGGAATTTATCTCCGTGCTGTCCTTGGCGGCCCGAGAGGCCGGCGCAGGATCGGAGGTGCTGGAGAAGGGCGTCGTCAAGTTGGCGATAGCGCTCGATGCGCTGAAGAGCGGGGACCGTAACGCGGAGGAGTTATTCCGGCGCATGAATTTGCGGGCCCGCGATTTTCAAGGATTGAATTTTGACCAATCCATTGAAAAGGTCGCCCTTCGATTAGGCGAAATGGAGGGCGGCGAGCGAAAGGTAACGATCGGCGCAGACCTCCTTGGCAAGAAGAGTCTTGCGCTGCTTGAGGTGTTCGACAATCTAGCCGAGGAGGGCTTCGATAAGGTTCGCGATCGCGCGCTAAAGCTGGGCGTGGTCTTCTCGCAAGACATGGCGGACGCGGCCGGCAAGGCAAAGCAAGTCATGGTCGATATGGAAGCCAAAACGCAAGGGGCGGCGGCTCAATTCGCATTCGGTCTAGCGCCGGCGATCAGCGATGTAGTAGACGCGCTCGATGGGCTAAGCGGTGACAAAAGCGGCGGCGGGTTTAAGAAGTTCGGTGAAATAGCGGGCGCGGTGGTGAAAGTGGTCGCCGGTTTGTTCCTTGGCCTAGGCAAGATCATAGCGGGCTTGAACTTGCTAACGGTCGAATGGTTGAAGGGAGTCGGCGAGGCGTTCACTGCGTTTCTACGGTTAGATTTCCGAGGGGTATTTCAAGCGAACCTGGATAGCTTTCGCAATCTACGCAACACCACGGGCGTTATCGTCGACGACATCAAAAAGAGTTTTGATGATCTTGTCTCCGGAGAAGAGAAAGAAACGACCCCAGCGGCGGCGCGTAAGAAACAGCCGGGGCTTCCTGGGCTTAGAACGGCCGACCTTGCGAAAGAAGATAAGGCTCGCGCCGAACTACTCAGGGCGCGGCTGGACAATGAACAGAAGCTATTCACCGCCGCGCTCGCCTTGCGCAGCGATGCGGAGCGCCGCTCATTCGAGAATGGCTTAACGTCATTGGAGGAGTATTTCGCCGCTCGGCGTCAAGCGCTGAAGGAAGAAAGCGGACAAGAAGCCGCGACGCTGGAAGCCAAGCGTAAGGTCACAGTCGCGCAGCAGGCGCGCGAGCCGGGCGATGCGCAAAAGAACGCGCGCGAGTTAGCCGATATCGATGCTCAAATCGCGGAGAAGCGCATCGATACCGAGCGGCGATTGGCGGACCTGATTCAAGAAGAGCGCGTGGCGATTCGCGACCTGGGCCGCGAGCGCTTGCAGTTCGATATTCAACTGCTCGCCCTGCAAGGCCAACGCTTCGCGGCCGCGCGAGCGGCGTTTGAACAGGACGTTAAACGCGCGGATGAATTGCTGCGCCGCCAAGGCGTAGGCGATGCGGAGCGCGCGAAACTTATCGGGCAATTTGAAACGCGGGGCAATACCGCCATCGATTTTGACGAACAAAGCGAGAAGGCCGAAAACGCCGTCCGCGATTTGGATCTGGCGATTGCGAAAATTCGGCGCGACGTGGAAACCGGGTTGCTTGGGCAAATCGAAGGCGAGCAGAAAGTAGTGGCGCTTCAGCAGCAGAAATTACCGCTGCTCGAAGCCGAGGCGGAAAAGCTGCTTACCATTGCGCTGCTATCCGGCGATAGCGCAAGAATCGATCAAGCCAAACAATTCAAAGGCGCGGTGGCGGAAATCGGCGTCGCGGCGAATCAAACCGGGCGTGACATTGCCGAAATTCGCGCCGCTGTAGAAGGCGGCGGCGTGAGTGCCGGGGCTGACTTTCTCAACGATATAGCCACCAAATCGAAAACGGCAAGCCAGGCAATTAGCGACTTCGGCAAAAGCGTTCTCGCAACCTTCACCAGCATCATCAGTAAAAAGCTGTCGGAGAAGTTGTTCGGGAGCTTGTTCGGAGGCTTGGGCGATCTCGGCGGCGGCGTTCTTGGCATATTCGGCCTCGGCGGCGGCACGGTTCAAGGAAAGGCCGAAGGCGGAAAAATCGTGGGGCCGGGTACGGGCACCAGCGATAGCATTCTCGCGGCCGGACCAATGGGGCAATTGCTGCGGGTTTCCAATGAAGAATTTATTGTCCGCGCTGCGGTGGTGCGACAGCCGGGAATGGAGGCGTTTCTGC